CAGATACTGGTACATTAGAATTATCGTTTTAATCATTTCTTGATTTTATCATTAAATTGATTAGAAACTATTTATATTTAAATAGTAAAATGGCAGACAATAGAGTAAATTATGGTGCTAGAACTTTTAGTGAAGTTAAAAGCGAATTAATTGCATTAATTGAAGAATATTATCCTGAAATTCTTCAAGATTTTACTGATTCTTCTGTTGGTTCTATGATTATAGATTTAAACGCAGGTATAGCAAATAACCTAGCTATCAACACAGACCGTGCGTTTCAGGAGACACAAATCGCATATGCACAACAAAGAGATTCAATATTAAATATAGCAAAAAATTTAGGTTTTAATATACCAAATAAAAGACCTTCAATTACTGTTGTTGACTTTTCAGTTAATGTTCCAGTAAAGGGTGATGGTCCTGATTTTGATTATTTTCCTACGTTATTACCTGGCTCTCAAGTGATTGGGGGTGGAAAAATATTTGAAACTAGTGATATAATTGATTGGAGTTCATCAATTAGTGCATTAGGATATCCAAACAGATCATATATACCAAATGAAGATTCAAACGGTATTATTCGGAATTATACTGTAACAAAAAGAGAAGTTGTAATTAATGGTTCAACCACAATATTCAATAAATATATAACTCAAAACGAAGTTGTTCCTTTTTATGAAATAACATTACCAGATAGAAGTGTCTTGGAAATCGATAGAGTTATATTAAAGGAAGGTAGAGTAACAACAAATCCAACTGAAGCAGATTGGAATAATCCTGATTTGCTATTCTATGAAGTAGATTATTTAGCACAACAAAGAATATTTATTGATGATCCTAATTCTGGTTCTAGTGTTGAAACTACTGGTGCAACAGGAATTAAAGTAGGTATATGGCAAGATGTTACTCGAAAGTTTATTAAAGAATTTACATCTAATGGTTTTTGTAAATTAACGTTTGGTGGTGGTGAAAGTCAATTTAATTTCTTTGATGAAGGGTTTGCTAAATTAGATATTAATACTACAGAATTTTTAAATAATTATTTATCAAATACCGCATTAGGTGAAAAATTAAAAAAAGATCATACTTTATTTATTAGATATAGAACTGGTGGAGGTGTTTCATCAAACGTTGGTGTTAATGTAGTTAATCAATTAGGTAATTTTACTTTAAGAGTAAATGGTGCAAGACAAGATTATAACCGAGAAGTTCAAAGAAGTCTTAAAGTCAATAATCCAGTTGCTGCAATTGGTGGTAATGATGGGTTATCTACAGAACAAATAAGAAACTTAATTAAATATAATTTTTCAGCACAGAATAGAGCAGTAACAATTTCCGATTATTTGTTTAAAGCACAAACAATGAATGGTAGATATGGTTCAGCATTTAGAGCAAACGCATTTAGAGAAAACAATAAAGTAGTATTGTCTATTTTGGGCATTAATAGTCAAGGTAAATTGAGCAATACATCAAATACATTATTGAAACAAAATATTACCGAATATATGACTGAATTTAGAATGGCCAATGATTATATTGAAGTAAGGGATGGTAGAATATTTAATTTAGCGTTTGATGTCGATTGTTATATAGACAATACAAACGAGAATAATGTGGCAAATTCAATTATTAATGCGGTTGCTAATTATTTCAATATTAATAATAATCAGATGAATCAAGACATTTGGTTAGGACCACTTATTGAAACAATAAATAATGTGAATGGAGTTATAAATGTATTAAATGTTACAGTATATAATAAAGTTGGTGGACAATATTCTTCAAATCCAGTAGAACAGGCTTTAGTAAATGAAGAAACTGGTCAAATTCAATTAATTGATAATACTGTTTATAGTGAAGTTGATTCCCAATTTGAAATTTTAAATCCTGCTACAGATATTCGTGTTTTCTTGCGTAAAAAATCAAACATACAAATTTAAAACAATTGTGGAATTAATTAAAAAATCCTTTTTAAGAGCAACAAAGGTAGCATATAGTTTAACGGGCGATACTAAACAAGGATATATTATACCAGATACTGGTGCTAGTTATAATATAAAATTTTTACTCACATCAACAGTTGAAGATTGGGGTATTTTTGATACTATAGATGATCCAAAAGCAACAGGAGGTACTGGTGTAACTCTTACTGGTAATACCGTTATTGTGTCAGGATTATCATCTAGTAGATTATCTGAATTAAGAAAATGGAGTGCATCAAGTGATTTATCTAAGAAATATTATACAGGATCAACATCTGCGGATAATGGTTTAAATTTATCTTTGACAACATCAGGTCAAACCTATGTTTATTATATTGGAGGTATTACATATGTAGATCAATATGTTGCAGAAGATAGTGGGTTTACAACAACGTTTAGTTTTACTTCATCTGGTTATAGTGATGCAAATAATTTTACAAATTTACCATATATAAAGGACGAAGCAAAAGAAAATATGATTGATAGACCAATTGTTGGAAGTGACGTATTTATAATAAGAGAGGATTTACCGGCATTTGAAAATAATTATAGATTAAGTAATATCTCTAATTTAACTGATTTAACCTATTATGGGGGCGGCAATTATTTTAATATAGTAAATAATACATAAAATGGCGATTGGAACATACGGAAACGTAAAAAGTAGTGATGTATCGATAGAAGATATTGATATTTTTTATACTTATAGCCCCGATAGGGAAACATTAACAACAGAAACTTTTAGATTAGAAGCTACTGATGTTTTAACTGAATTAGAAACACCAGAAGATGAACACGTTTCAGGCACTCAAAATTTATTGGGGGGTTTATATAATTTAAGATTACCCGCACAAGAATTTTCTAATCTTGGCATTTATACAATTTATATTAGACCTAAAGTAATTACTACAACAATTGCAGATTGTGGGGTTCTTTCTGCTTTACCTACAGTAAAGGGTATTATTTTAGATACTATATTACCAGAACTTTCTGGTTTGGATGCTAATAATGCAATACAAGGTTATAAAATAGAATATCAAAATTCTGATGGCACAAAATTAAGAAACGTTGTAAGATATATAGCAACAGCAAATAAAGTAATCCCTGTTACAGAAAACGTTGGTAATACCTCTCAAACTGCCGTCAGATATCGTTTTGATGACTCTGGTACGCTTTTATTTGTACAAGTGACTCCAACATCAGCATCAAATGTAAAACCCAATGTAACGCCATTTATAGGGGTTCCTAATCAAACAATATTTTTATCAAATACATATTTTAATCCGATAGCTATTGAAGTTGAATTAACCGAAAATTCAATAGATACGGTGGTTAACTTAGTTGGTGGTGATCAAATAAGAGATGTACAAAAAGGTATTGTGAGTTATTATGATACTGTTGATAATGAAAAAGTAATTACTCGACAATATAATCTTTACGAAATTGATGATGATGTTACAACACAAAAAGTATATGAAGTTAGAGAAAGACGTGAAAATATCGATTCTTCACAAGATTATCTCAATATTAAAAATTAAGCACTTTTTTTTAGTGTTTATAAAAAAATATAGTAAGTGTCACGAAAATTAAATAAAAAAGATTTTATAAAAAGAGCAAAACAAATTCATGGTGATAAATATGATTATTCATTAGTAGAGTACAAAACAAACAAAACTAAAGTTAAAATTATATGTCCTAAACATGGGGTGTTTGAACAAATACCTAATTCACATATGCATGGTAGAGGTTGTCCTAAATGTGCTATTGAATTAAATGCTGAAAATTTAAAATCAAATACCAAGGAATTTATAAAAAAAGCAATGAAAGTTCATGGTGATAAGTATGATTATTCTTTAGTTGATTATAAACACGGTAAATTAAATGTTAAATTAATATGTAAAAAACATGGTGTGTTTAAACAGACACCTGCAAATCATATCAATAATAAACAAGGTTGTCCAATATGTAAAGAATCTAAAGGAGAAAGGAAAATAAGACATTTTTTAAAGAAAATTAATATTGAATTTGAAATTCAAAAAAGATTTGAAGATTGTAGATATAAAAAAACACTACCTTTTGATTTTTATTTACCAAAGCATAATATGTTAATTGAATATGATGGAATGTTACATTTTAAAGCAATTGATTATTTTGGCGGTAAAGAAGGATTAAAAAGAATTCAAGAAAGCGACAAGATAAAAAATCAATTTGCTAAAGATAATAATATTAAATTACTTAGGATTAGATATAACGAAAATATTGAAGAGATTTTGAAAAAGAAATTATGGTTATCATAATTGAGAGAATAAATTTCTTTAAATCCCAAATTATAGTTTGGGATTTCTTTTTTTAAGTATTTATAAAAAAATATAGTAAATGGCACTAGTAAGAAGAACTAATAGAAATCAGAATAATCAATTAATGGGCGATGCGTTTACTAACGTTCCATCAAACACAGTATTTTCATTAGGTGATTTTAGGGTTGAAAGTAATTTTACTGGTCGTAAAACAAAAGATTATTCAAATGAATTAAGTTCATTTGTTAAGCCAATCACATTAGAAAGTCTATTACTTAATCAAACCCAATCAGAAAGATTTAATCTCTTATCTACAAATGCAACACTTAATTTAGATAAAACTGATTTAAGAAGTTATGCTAAATTTGGTTCTGCACATGAAGCAATGAGGGTTGGGATTCAAAATATTGTTCTTAAATATCCAGCTAGTTTATTTGTTTCTAATCAAATAAATATTGGTGGCAATGTAACTGTAGTTAATTATTTGTTTGATGCGGATACTAACACATCAACATTTAATATTCCAGCGACATATGTGGTAAATAAGTTTGGTTTAACATTTAATGATGGTAATAATGAGGTTATTAATGATAATGAGTTAAGAAATTTAAATGTTTCTTATTTTAATTATGTTATTTGGAGAAAAGACAAACCAACAGAAAACGGATATGATATATTAAGTTTTCTTGGAGATAGTGCAACAAAACCCTTCATAACTTTATTGGTTAAGGGTAATCCATTTCCAGAAGCAATAAGCGGTACAACTACAAACATACCATACCATTTAAAACCAAATCCAGAACAATTCAATTTATTTAAATCAAGATTAAATACTTTAGAATCATATTTGATTAAAGAAAGGATATCTGGTCAGACAGGATTTATAACAACATTAAAAAATATTATTGATTATGACACTGGTGTTCAATTTATAGATAAAAATTATATTTGGCCTACAACTGATGGTTACAACGTAGATTTTGATAATGCGCTTTTTAATGCATACGAAAGTGCATTATTGAATCTAGGTGTTGCTTATGATACGTTAAAAACTGACCTTATTTTTAGATTTTTAACTCCCGAATCAATTAAAATTTTCGACAATACTGATGAACAAAAAATGAGTAAATTGTTGAGAATTTATGGTCGAGAAATTGACGACACAAGATTATTTATTGATTCTTTAGTTAATATAAATAAGGTAAGTTATGATAAAAAGAAAAACATACCAGATCAATTAGTTGGTAATTTAGCACGTGCATTAGGTTGGGATTTTTTTGCATTATTGGAAGAGGAACAATTTATGGATGAAATTACTGCTCTTAATGACATTGAAAAAGAAGAAAATGATTTATTACCAGCAGAAATTGATATTGAACTTTGGAGAAGAATCTTAATTAATACTAATTATTATTGGAAATCTAAGGGTACTCGACATGCGTTAAAATCTATATTACTTTTAATTGGTATTCCAGAACCCTTTGTTAATATTACTGAATATGTTTATACTGTAGATGGTAAAATTAATCCAGATGAGGTTGTTCTTACTCTTGCTGATTTACCATCAGCATCTTTACCATATAATTCACAAGGATATCCTATTGCTGTTGCAGAAACTAATGATATGTTTTTTCAATTATCAGGTAATAGCGATTCTGGGCAAGCGTATATTGATTTATATCGCGCAGTGGGATTTGATGTGAATCGAACTATCGATAATAAAAAATCTTGGATTGAAACAGGATATGCTGAAAGAACACATTATACAACACCAAACTATTTTCAAAATGATAGTCAATTAATAATTAACACCAAAGAAATTGATGTGACTCTTGATACTGCAAGAGCAATTGAATATGATGTTTGGAGATATATAACTCAAGTTGATTTTCCTATTAATTCATCTGGATATACTAAACCATATACGTTTGTTAATGTAGGTATTGGGTATGATGCGCCAGCAACTAAATTTACTATACCACATACACCATTAGGAAGTATTCAATTTAATTTTAATGGTCTTGTATTAAGTCCTTCTGGTTCTACAGAAATATCTTCAGGTACAACTAGTTGGGATTATAGTCAAAGCGGAAATACTGTTGAAATAAACCCCGCTTCTGGTGTGTATGCACAACAATATCCTTCTGGTGAAAAAGATGTTATCACATTAACATATCTATATGATAGATTAGGGATACCTACTGTTGGTGAAATTAAATATTTAGTATATAGGATCAATCCGTCTAGCGAAATTACAAATGCGGGAGCAAGAGTTCATTTGCCCGAAGAACCACAAGGCGATGTACAATTATCTGTAAATGGGATATCTGTTGCAAAGGGAGGTGCTTCATATGTTGGTGATTACATTCAAGACCCTAATGATCATAGTGTTTTAGTTATTCAGAATAGTGATTTAATTCTTTATTTACAAACCAACCCTATTGTTGTTGTTTCGTTTATTGTTAATACTACAGACATTTCAATTGAAAAGAAAAGTGAATTTTATAGGGTCGATGGGTATAATACATCTAAATTGTATTATTGTGCACCAATAAATAAGATAGTTTATAAATTAAATTTTGCTGTTAATAGTGTTGAAGATGTTAAATTCATGGTTAATGGCATTACTCTTCAACCATATACTGATTATCAAGTCAATCCAAGTAATCCATATGAAATCTATTTACCACCAAGCGTTCATTTAGGTGATGTTCTTGGAGTATTTTATATTATTGATCCATCTAATTCGTCAACACCAATAATTCCTGATAGTTTTGGATTAGGTAATATATCTAATTTAACATTTTTAGAATTTATAGAATTAATTCAAAGAAAATTAGTAAATGCTAAAAGTAGAAAAATTATTACTGATTTTAATGGTGGGTATTATCCTACATTAGAATGGTTATATACTGAATATTTAAGAAGATCGTGTTTACCAGACAGTAATCCATTAAAAACAAATGGTTACACATTTGCTAATTTATATCCATTTATTAGTAAATATAATGCATTTTTCGAAAGATTTATAAGACAATTATTACCAGCAACAATTATTTTGCGTAAAGGAGGGATTTTAATTAGAAATACCGTATTTACTAAACAAAAATTCACATACAAAAGAGGGGTTAGTTTTGATCCCGATCTTAATTGGTTTGGTGATGACGGTAGTGAATTTAAATATAAATTACCAAATATTGTAGCGAATTGGGATGATGAATTTGTTTGCGAAGACAGTGGTACAACCACTACTACCACATCAACCACCACTAGTACAACTACAACGGTACCACCAACAACTACAACAACAACTACGTTAGCACCAACAACTACGACTACTACGACAACAGAACCCGTAGTTAATTTAACTTGGGTTGCATCTGGTGGTAGTAGTGGAGGAACTGGTGGGGATAGTCCAAATAAAACAACGTATTGGAATTTAGAATTAAGTCAACCATTAACACCTGGTCAAACAATTTCAGTTGTTATAAATTATCAATTATCTAACACAGCAGATAGTGCAATACAACAAATAACATATATTGCAGCATCAAGTGGAGTTACATCTGGAAGTATCCTGATAACCACAGGAAATTTATATAATAATCAATCATTAGCAAATACGGGCACTACTACTGGTAATTTTTTATACCAACTTAACCACGATGATACTGTTGCAAGTCAACAATTAAGAATTGCATTAGGAGTCAGTATTGATGGTGATGGTTCGACAAGCGGATTAGCAACTGCACAAATAACTAATACATCTATTTTTAATGATGTGGGTGTAACTGGTAATATTGTTAACCCAACGGCACCAATAGCACAAGTCGAATCAAATCCAACGCCATAAACGTTTAAAGTATGAAATATATTGTAGCGACAGAAGATAAAATAAGATATTGGTGGGAAATTTTAACTCAAATTAACAATTTTAAAAGAATTGGATTAGATAGTGATTTAATTTATTTAGTAGGCACATCTACTGATAATTTATCAACGGCATTGTCACACATTAAAATTCATACTGGCGTTGAAATACATGGATATAAAGATGGTAGAAATAAAAATGTTGTATATAACCCAACAATTAGACCATATGTAATTAAGAAATATTTATATGAAAAATATAAAAATGAAAAATCAAAACCATTCATGTATTTAGATACAGATGTTCTATTATTAAAAAACCCTAAAAATGTGATTAATTGGAAAAACGATGTTTGGTATTTATCTGATACTAAATCGTATATTAATTCAAAATACATAAAAAATAAGGGTGTAGAGCTATTTAAGGAAATGTGTGATATCGTTGATGTTGATTTCAAATTAATTGAAGATAATGATAATAATGCTGGTGGAGCACAATATGTAATAAAGAATACTGATTGGAAGTTTTGGGATAAGGTGGAAAAAGATTCAGAAGATTTGTATCGATATATGGTTACTACTTCAAATAAATATAATCCACAACACCCTATTCAAGCATGGACTGCTGATATGTGGTCTGTTTTGTGGAATGGTATAAGATCAGGACATAAAATGAGTATTGTTAAGCCAATGGATTTTCTTTGGGCAACTGATAGTATAAAAAAATGTAATTTACAAACGTATTATTTGTATCATAATGCGGGAGTAACTAATCAATCAAAATTATTTTATAAAGGTAAATATGTTAATAGATCACCTTTTTATGATGAATTATCTTGGGTTGATAAAAATTATTGTTCATCATTTTATGTAGATGAAATAATAAACACAAAAAAAAATTATCCTGAATTAACTAAATTTATATAATGGGAGTAGCAAGAAAATATATACTTAACTGTATTGTTGGTGTTCCTTCTGGAATGTCATATGTTTTTATTGAAGAAAGTTTCGATTTAACAGAAGCATTTTCAGGAATAAGTTCTGGTGGAACCGAATTTCAATATGACACAATAAATTTATTGGAATTACAAGATTTAAGTTTTGGTGAATATGAACAAAGAGTAGAAGATTTTCTTTTTTATGTCAAAAGCGGAGAATTAAACATCAATAATAAAATCGAATTATTAGAAGATGCCCAATACGATGAACCTGCTTGTGATCCACCGACCACAACCACTAGCACCACTACAACGACATCAACAAGTAC